GTGGAGAGACGGTGGACTCTGGATGGATACCGAGTACTGGACCGAGACAGGTATACAGGCGTCTCAGATATTCTCTGGCTATCTGGATCAGATGACCATAGACGAGCAGGCCGACACCGCTACGATTGCAGTGACGATAGAGAGTAAGCTGATCGACCTCGAGCGTGTTCGCACTTACAACTACACGAGCGCGACTCAGAAGGCGATCTATCCTGATGATCTGGGCTTCGACTTCGTGGAGAGTCTACAGGGCAGGACGTACAACTGGGGAAGAGTGTGATCTGCCTCGATCGGTTCATGGCCTACCTGGAGTCAGTGCGTTCTGTTCCGTTTCAGTGGGGAACTCACGACTGCCTGTCGTTTTCCAACTCCGCCGTGACAGCCTACAGAGGTCACGGGTACGCCGACGACTGGCTTGGCGGATACTCTACCGAGGCTGGGGCCGCGCTTCACTGCACAAGACTATTGCGCCGACAGGGCTTCTCGGGTATTGTTGACGCTGTGGATACAAGACTCGTTCGCTGGCCCGGAAGAATACCGTCGAGAGGAAGCGTGATCGCCAGACCGTGCGACGGACTTCTTGGATACGCTTTCGGAATCGTCGTATCCGACAGAGCTGCCTTCGTTGGAAGAACTGGTCTGGACGTACTGAGAATAGAGACCGACGACGTCTTCTGGAGAGTATAGAATGCCTCAGCTCGCAATCGCCGCAGCGTCAGCTCTCACCATCACCGCCGCAGGCGCGGTGACGTTCAGCGTGTCTACGTTCGCGATCAATGCCGTGCTCGGATTTGCTCTCATGGCACTGACTCCGAAGCAGGACAAGACAGTCACAGAGCCGAGCGCGAACGGTGAGTCTGTGGACAGTGCCGCACCGCACAGAAATATCTACGGCAGAACCAAGGTCGGAGGAGTTCGCGTCTACAGCGAGGAGACGCAGAGCAACAGATATCTGCACAAGATCATTGCCTTCGCTGGTCACGAGATCGAATCCTACGACGAGATATATCTCAACGACGAGCTCGTCACAATCAATGTCACGACTGGATTCGTTACCGCCCCTGCGCACTATGCGGGTCTCGTGAGACTGAAGAGATACTACGGAACGGCTGGACAGACTGCGGACGCGGACCTCGTAGCCGAGAGCAACGCTCTCTGGTCCACGAGTCATCGTCTTCGCGGAATAGCCTATATCTACGCTCGATTCGAGTTCAACGCTGACGCCTATCCCAACGGAGAGCCGGTCATCTCCGTCGTCGTCAAGGGCAAGAAGGTCTACGACCCAAGAAGCGGACTGACTGCGTGGTCGAGCAACTCCGCTCTCTGTCTGAGGGACTATCTCACGAGCAAGTACGCTCTTCAGGAAGTCTCGGCCAACATCGACGACGCACTGATCTCGTTGGCTGCGGACGTGTGCGACGATCCGATCACCACGAGCTCAGGCACGGAGGCTAGGTACTCCTGCGACGGCGCTATCGTCACCTCAGCGAAGCCTGTAGACGGCGTGAACGCTATTCTCGTAACTATGGGCGGAACGCTCTGGTTCTCGCAGGGAAAGTGGAGACTCAAAGCTGGGGCTTGGGTCACACCCGTAGCGACATTCGACGAGAGCGATCTGCGCAGCGGACTCAGCATATCCACTCGCAACAGCCGAAGAGACAACTTCAACATCGTCGGAGGAAAGTTTCGCGGAGAGGCGTCGCTCTGGGTAGAGAGCGAGTATCCTGAGTATAGATCGAACGAGTTCATATCGGTAGACGGAGGACTGGAGAGCAGGGCCGAGATCGACTTGCTGTTGAACAGCTCCTCCTCCCGTGCTCAGCGAATCGCGAAGCTCGCTCTGTACAGATCCAGAGAGCAGATTACCGTCTCGGCAACCTTCAGCCTGAGAGCCATGCAGCTTCAGGTCGGAGACGTGATCTATCTGAACAACACACGAGCAGCTTGGGTGTCGAAGGCTTTCGAGGTTCAGACGTGGAGCTTCGTTCTTGACGACTCGATGAACCTACTCGTGAACATGGTTCTGCGGGAGACGTCGGAGTCCACCTACGACTGGAGCCTCGCGGACGAGAGCGTCTTCGAGTCGAACAACTCGAATCTGGCCAGTCCGTTCTACGTCGAGCCGGTGAACCTTACCGTCACGACCGACGTGATCGTCGTGCACGAGAAACTTACGAATATTCTCTACGCGAATGTCACGTGCACGGAGCAGACTAAGATCAGACTCGTCGAGGTTCAGTTCAAGAAGGTTTCGGAGACGGAATGGACGGCTATGGGTTCCGGTCCGGTGGGTCTGTACAGCTACGTCGACGTCGAGGATGACTTCTACGACGTCAGAGCGAGAGGCAGCAACTATCTGGACGTCAAGTCAGACTGGGTGTACGTTCTCAACACGCAGATAGATGCGCTCGCGTTTCCACCGACTGACGTTACAGGCTTCTCCGCGAATCTCAGCGGAGGCGGAATATCTCTCACGTGGAATCCGGCACCGGACCTCGATCTGTCGCACTACGTCGTGAGGCACTCGGTTGCTGAGTCTGGAGCCACGTTCGGCAATGCTACGAACGCCGCGCGAAAGGTGAGTCGACCCGGAGCAAGTCTCGTGGTGCCTGCTCGTCCGGGCACGTTCCACATCAAGTCATACGACAAGTCTGGTAACGCTTCGGTCTTCTACGCGTCGGCGGTGATTCCTTCGGCCGTGATGCCAGTCTTCGCCACCAACTCGACCATCACCAAGAGCAGCGGAACCAACTTCACAGGTACGAAGAGCAACACCGGAGTAACATCCACAGAGCTCAGACTGACCAACTACGCGACAGCTCCTGCGTCCGGCACTTACGACATCAACCTGAATATCGACACTCTTGCTGTGAGGAAAGTGACGTCTCGCGTCGACGTGACCGTTACTCGATTCGCCAACGCGTCGGGCCTCTGGGACGACATATCCGGACTATGGAACGACTGGCCCGGTCTGTGGGACGACTGGACGGGTGCCGCGCAGTTGCCAGACACTGACGTCGTGTGCTATATATCGACAACGAACGACGATCCTGCCGGAGGGTCTCCCGTATGGTCGGCCTACGTTCCGTTCACGGCGGGAGAGTTCTATGCTCGAGCCTTCAGATTCAGAGTAGAACTCAAGACAGAAACAGCAAACGTGACTCCGAGCATATCGTCAATCGTAGCTCGCGTCTCATACTGAGGATAGAACATGGCTCAGCACGACTACGTGATCGACAACCAGAGCGCTCCCGCTGCCAGAACAGACATCAACAATGCTCTGGCTGCGATCAGAACTGTCAACAGCGGAGCTACCGCCCCTGCGTCCACAATCGCAGACATGCTCTGGTACGAGACCGACACCTTCACGCTTTGGAAGAGGAATGCTGGGAACACGGCGTGGGTCTCTCTCGGCGTGTTCAACGAGACGACGCTCAAGTTCGAGCCGAACCAGACCTTCGCCACTCAGGCCGAGGCCGAGGCGGGTGCGATCAACACGAGAGCCATGACTCCACTTAGAGTTGCTCAGGCAATCGACGCTCTGACTTCTACAGTCGACTATCAGGTCTTCACGGCTTCCGGTACGTGGACCAAGCCTGCCGGAATATCGCCGGATGCAATCGTCATCGTAGAGCTTTGGGGCGGTGGTGGCGGTGGTGGCTCTGGGTCTGGCTCGACGTCGAGCAGCGCGGGAGGCGGCGGAGGCGGGGGATACATGTACAGAGTCTTCCTTGCGTCGGTTCTGTCCGCTACCGAAACAGTCACGGTCGGCAGCGGCGGTGCTCCGGGCGTCGCAGGAGGTGCATCGTCACTCGGAACTGTCGTCACGGCACGCGGTGGAGCTCTCGGGGTAGGCTCTAACGCATCCACCGGAGGAACTGGTGGACGAGGCGGTCGCGTGTCGACGAACGTTCTGTTGTTCAGTGCGTATCACGACGGAGGAGCTGGCGGAACGGACGGAGCGGTGGGCGAACCGGCCGTGATGGGTGCCGGAGGCGGCGGCGGTGCATCTACGAGCGGAGGAAGCGGAACTCAGATCGCTGGTGGTGCGAGCGTCGGCGCTGGTGCGGGCGGCTACGGTGGGCGCAACGTGACCGCGCAGGCTGGATTTGCTCCGGGCGGCGGAGGTGGTGGATCGTGCGGTGGTACTCCCGTTCCCGCAGCGGGTGCTCGTGGAGAAGTTCGCGTATGGACGATAGGGTGAATCATGAAGAAAGCTGAAGTCAGAGACGGCGTAGTCGTCAACATCATCGAGATCGATCCAAGCAGCGTTCCTGAGTGGTGCGTCGACTGGCCCGACGCGCAGGCCGACACGGGCATCGGTCACGCGTGGGATGGATCGTCGTTCAGGCGTCCTGCGACAAGCGTCGACGACGTCGCTGCGGATGTTCGCAGGCAGCGCGACGATCTTCTCGCGACCTACGTTGACCCAGTCGCTGGGAATATTCTTCGCTGGCAGGACCTGCATCCTCTGAAGCAGCTCGAGGTCATCGAGTACAGACGGTCTCTCCTCAACGTAACCGATCAGGCTGGCTTTCCTCTGTCGGTCGAGTGGCCGACGCAACCCGTGCTCTGACAGGAGGTCTACATGACTACATTCGCAAACGGTGAGTCTGGATCGTCTGTTCGGACTAAGATCAACGCCGCGATCGCGACGGTGGACCGAATCGAGGGATACCTCGAGATCGCCAGCGCCGCCGCTACCACGATTCTGGATACCACGTCGGCAGCCAAGATTCGCGTCACCGGGACCACGACCCAGACGATCGTTCTGCCCGACGTCTCTACTCTCGAGCTCGGGTGGTTCTACATCGTCACGAATGACTCCACGGGCAACGTCACCGTTCAGTCTTCTGGTCTTGGGACCATAGTTACGCTGGGCGGGGGAGTCTCCGCACTGATTCAGTGTATTCTGGTGACAGGAACGACGGCAGCTTCTTGGAACTCGGAGTTCTGCGCTTTCTCTGCCATCACTGGATCGGGTGCCGTGGTCCGGGCCGGGTCTCCGACGCTCACAGGTGTCCTGAACGCTGCGGCGATATCAGCCTCGTCCTACGTCAAGGGTGGATTTACGGCGCACGCTGCCGGAACTCTTGCGATGGCGCTCGGTACGAACAAGGTGGTCAGCGTGACCCCGAACGCCACGGGAACGCTCACGACGACTGTCTCCCCCGCTGGATCGACGGCGACTATCATCGTCAACACGAGCGGGGTGACGTCGTACACCATGACCTTCGGGACAGGTTTCAAGTCTCAGGGTACGCTCGCCACCGGAACTGTGACAGCCAAGACATTCGCGATATCGTTCGTGTCGGACGGCACGAGCATGATCGAGACTGGAAGAACGGTCGCCATGTAAAGATGGCTTGCCTCGGCGGGGTGACGATGCTATGGTGTCGTCATCCTGCACTCGAGTTTCGGAGACGAGAATGAGCGAAGAGAGACTGTCTAGAATCGAGGATAAACTCGACAAGATGTCTGAAGCTATCACTCTTCTCGCCAGAATCGAAGAGAGAATGGTGACTCTGTTCAAGCGTATGGACAAGCACGACGATACGATGAACAAGCTCGTCGCGCGTATCGAGGTCATCGAGTCCGGAAGAACGAGAACAGAGGTGGTGTCGTCTTTCCTCACCAAGATATTCTGGCTCGTCGTCGGTGCACTCGTAGTCACGATGGTCAAACTTTGGAGTCCAGGTCAATGACGAACAAGGCTTATCTTCTGGCGGTTGCGGAGATCGGAACCGTCGAGTGGTCCAAGGGCCACAACCCCAAGGTCGTAGAGTACTTCAGGGACGCCGGTCATCCCGAAGTCGTCGACGACGAGACGGCGTGGTGCGCTGCATTCGTTGGAGCCATGCTGCGGCGCGCGGAGATGCCTTCGACCGGGATGCTCACCGCTCAGTCCTATCTCAAGTGGGGCGAGCATGTTCCGGTGTCGGATATGAAGCAGGGCGACATCTGCATCGTAAAGCGGGGAAATCAGACGTGGCAGGGTCATGTCTTCTTCGTTCACACGTTCGACGGCAAGCGACTGTGGGGTCTTGGTGGCAATCAGAG